GAATATTTGCTCAACTACGCGCCTATACAATTGCAACTCTGGATGCCGCCGAGACCGCCGCCGGGCTGAACGTAATTATGAAAACGGATATGCCTCCCGGTGAAACTGCTGATGTTGATAATGGCGTTGAATTTGAGCTGCATAGGCGTATGGCTATATTTGCCCCTGAAGGCTGGGAACCAACTCAAATAAAAGCCGAGCAGCCTGCTACCGGTTATGCAGAGTTCAAGCATGAAATACTTACAGAAATTGCGCGCTGTTTGAACATGCCATATAACATAGCAGCCTGTAATTCAGCTGAATATAATTATGCAAGCGGCAGACTGGACCACCAAACTTATTTCAAGCATATTACGGTTGAGCGCCATAATTGCGTAAATGTTATACTGGACCGTATTTACAACGAGTGGCTCCAGGAAGCCGCTCGCCTGTTCAATTTTACAGCAGCGCTGGAAAATGCTAAACATACCTGGATGTGGCCTGGGCATGAGCACGTAGACCCGCAAAAAGAAGCGCAAGCACAAGCTATCAGGTTACAGAGCAACACAACGACGCTTGCCGCTGAATATGCTGCTCAAGGTAAAGATTGGCTGGAAGAGCTGCAGCAACGAGCCCTTGAGCTGAAAACAATGGAGCAGCTCGGCATAAAACAGGCGGCACCTATTGCAATAGAAAAAGAAGAAGAGGATGAAGAAAAAGAATTAGCAGAGGAAAAGGAGGTTGAATAACAAAATGGACCGACTTTTGTTTCATAGTGCAGCAATTGAAATGCTGGAAGCTGCCGGTGAAAAGAGCAAGTTGCCAACTTTATCAATATTGGCTTATACCGGCGGTGTAATACAGCCCCAGGCATGGTCTGACCGGGTTATTATTGATCTTGCCGGGCTGCAGATACCGACGCAACAGCAACCATTACGATGTAATCATAGCGAGGAGGAGGGTATTGGTCATACAACGAGCATAACAAAAACTGCAAAGGAGGTGCGTGCAATTGGGGTGGTTTCACGGGACACCCCGACCGCTCGTGAGTTTATTATTGCTGCAAAAAATGGTTTCCCGTGGCAGGCAAGCGTTGGTTTGGTAGTAAATCGGCGTGAATTCTTAGAGGCTGGCGCAACGGCGATTGTAAATGGCAATGTGGTTGAGGGACCCGTGGTTGTTGCGCGTGATTCTATTCTACGGGAAATCAGTTTGGTGGACCTTGGCGCAGATGCGAAAACCGAGGTGGCGATCGCGGCTGCAGCTGATACAGGGAAGGAAAAAAATACGATGGATGGGAACAAAAAGGTCGAAGAGCAAAAAGAAGAGAAGCTGGAAGCTGCGGCTGAGCAGTCTCCGGTTGACAAAGTAATGGCTTCTGTTGGCGCTGAAAAGCAACGGCAGGAAGACATTGCAAGGTTGATAGAGGCTCAGGTGAAACAGCCTGGCGCCAATATTGACAAGCTGGCAGCGATTGGCAAGCAGGCAATCGAGGCTGGTTGGAGTGCGCAGACAGCGGAGCTCGAAATACTGCGGGCAGCGCGGGTTGCTCCTGTCAACGTGAGCGTACATGACCGTCCTGTGAGCGGCAAGGTGCTTGAAGCGGCGCTTTTGCTGAAAGCCGGTTTCAACGACAATGTGCTTGCAAAGGATAGAAGCTACGGCGCAGAAGTTGTGGATGCAGCCTATTCACAGAGGAACAACGGGCTGCATTTCCTACTGGCTTCTGCTCTGCGGGCTGTTGGCGTTGCAGCGCCGCACGGTGGGTCAAACCTCTGGCGGGCGGTTCTTGATAACCGAAACGCATTGCTGGCTGCGGGCTATAGCACCGTAAACCTCCCGGGTATCCTTGGTAACGTCGCCAACAAGATGCTCCTACGGGGTTTCGAGGCTATACCTGCAACGTACGAGCGCGTTGCACAACAGGCGGACTATAGCAACTTCCACGAGCACACGATGTACCGCTTGAATATGTTGGGTAGCTTCTCCGAAGTACCTGCGGGTGGCACCATACCCCACGGCGAGTTGAGTGAATCAGAGTACACAAACCAGCTCGCAACCTACGGCATGATGCTGACGCTTACGAGGCAAGCAATTGTAAACGACGACCTCTCTGCGCTTGATGCAATCACGCGGGAGCTTGGTGGTCTGGCTCGTAAGAAAGTTGAAGAAACTCTGTATGACGGTGTTGTCATGGAAAGCTCAAACGTATTCTATACTTCTGGTCAGGGCAACCTCATCGCCAGCAATGGACTTACCGTCGCACACCTTGCAGTGGCAGAGGCTGCCTTTGCTGACATGAAGGACGCGAACTCCCAACCAATCATGGTCAGCCCAAGCATTTTGCTGGTTCCACCTGCTCTCAGGTATATCGCAGATCAACTTTACGTCAGCGGTACGCTTGCATATGCGGGAGGCACAGCGGCACAGGTAGTTGCAGGTTATCCGGTTGATAACGTGTTCCGTGGCAGGTTCCGTGTTGAATCAAGCCATTACATGGCGGATGCACACGGGCTTACTGGCTCCAGCGATACCACGTGGTATATGCTTGCAGATCCAAACGTGCTGCCTGCGTTCCAGGTGGCGTATCTGGACGGTAAGCGGGCGCCGACGGTTGAAAGTGCGGACACAGAGTTTAATACGCTCGGGACTTCGTTCCGGTGCTACTTCGATTTCGGAGTCAGCCGGGTCGATTATCGGGGCGCAGTGAAGAGCACGGCGTAAAAGGAAAAACAGCAGCCCCTCCCCGGTGTTTGGGCTGGGGAGGGGTTGAGCTGGTGATTGGAAGGAACGAAAACAATGGCGCGACTAACAAAAAAGAATTACGACCCAGGGGTGGTTGTTGTGACCGCTCCGGCGGGCGGCGTACTCTCTGGTGACATGGTGCAGGACAACGCGCTCGTAGGCATTGCCATGTCGGCTGCTGCATCGGGTGCGGCTTGTGCCCTCGAAGTCGAAGGTGTTTTCGAGGGTCCAGCTGATGGCTCGACCGGAGCCACGGGAGACGCGGTTTATTGCGTTTCTACAGGCGCTGAGTTTGGTACGGGCACGAATGATGCGGCAGATTATTACGTTGGCAAGCTCGTTGGTGCCCTTACGGCAGGCCAGGCACTTGCTGCGTTCTACCTGAACGCAATCCATGCATAAAGGAACCCGATGAATATGCTTCAAACCGGCTTGGAGTGGTTGGCAGACAGGGTGAGCGAAACCATGTCCAGCGAGATAACATATCAACGCGGGACACGTTCGCTTACTCTCAATGCAGCCGGCGGTGAAAGCATATTTGAAATTGCACAGGAATCAGGGGTTGTCGAGGAGGTTCGCACGCAGGATTTTATTATCCGTGTTGTTGACCTCCTCGACCTTTTTCCACCGCAACCTGGCGATAAAATACTTGGCTGGCAGGCAGACCATACTTTTGAAGTATTGGCTGTAGCTGGTCGGCAGCCCTGGAGTTATTGTGACTCTTTCGGGCTGATGATGCGGGTGCACTCGAAACTGGTTTAGTTATGGCGAGTCAAATAACCGAGGCAATGGAAGCTGTACGCGACGCCATAAACAGCGCCTCGTGGAGCCTGCCATTCATAGCAGAGGCATCATATCTACCAGTGTACAAGCTGGAAGATATGCATGACCTACACGTCACCATTGTGCCGCGTAGCGATAGTATCACCCTCCTTTCTCGTGATACAACCACGCGCGATGTGGTGATTGACATAGCCGTACAAAAGAAGCTCTCTGACGAAAACGCTTATAACAACACAGGAGAGCTTCTTGCATTTGTCGAGGAGTTGATTCAGTGGATCACGTCAACTCGGAGTTTTGGTTCCTGGCAATGGATTTTATTGACCAACGAGCCAATCTATTCTGCCGAGCATATGCGTGAAATGAATCAATTTACCTCTGTTGTTTCGGTTACGCTGAAGAAGGCAATATCATGTTAAACCTGAAAACAAAAACCTTCTTCAACTCTAAAGCTGTGCTGGATGCTACAGATAAGGCCACCCAGCGTAACCTGTCAAAGTTTGGGGCTTTCGTTCGCTCAGATGCCAGGCACAGTATCAGGTTACGCTCGCGGGCTTCAAGACCGGGCGAGCCGCCTACAAATCAAACAGGCACGCTCAAAGGGCTGATTTATTTCAGCTATGATCGGCGTTCGCGATCAGTTGTTATTGGACCTGAGCCGTTTTCTTCAAGAATTGCGGGGCCAGCTGTAGTACCGAAAGTGCTTGAATATGGTGGTCTATCAATAGTAAAAATTAAGCGTAAAAGGCAGGTTATTGGCCGTAAGGCGGTTGCTATACAGGCGCGACCTTTTATGAGGCCGGCCGCAGAAAAGAATTATGCAGAGCTGCCAGATATATGGCGGGACTCGATAAAAGCCTAAGGAAGGAAAATACAATGAGTGACTTCGTTCTCGGTATGAACGCTGCGTTGTACTTTGGCGATGAGGGTGAGGCTCTTGCAGATCTTACAGAGCTTGACAACGCACGTGATGTAAACCTCAACCTGGAGAAGGCTGAGGCTGATGCAACGACCAGAGCTAACTCTGGTTGGCGGGCAACGGTCGGTACGCTCAAGACCGGGACTATAGAATTTGAGATGGTTTGGAAACCAGATGACGCTGGATTCCAGGCTATGCGCGCAAGCTATCTAACCGATGCTCTTGTTGAGGTTGCCTGCCTCGATCAGGACAGGGATACCTCTGGTGCACAAGGGCTTAAAGGCAGTTTCAACGTCACCAACTTCTCACGCTCTGAAGCTCTGGAAGACGTGGTGAAGGTCAACGTAACCTTGAAGCTCTATGCGTTCGATGAGTGGGTGGTTGTGGAGTAATTGGCTGAGGATTTCCCTCGGCCTTATTTGCCGGGCATAGGCCTGGCGAAAGGAAATAAATATGGCGGATCTAGTTCCAAGTGTGACTGAGGT